TTTTTTTTTTTTTCCGATGAGCGGATCTGAAATCACCTTACGCTGTGCCATTTATCTGATGATCATTCCAATTTATGAGCGGGTTATACAACATTTCATCAGTATACTCACAACTAAAATCATGAAAAAATTGGAAAACGTTAAGTTGGGATGGACATACATAAAGCATGTCATCCACGAAATCTTCCTTATCAACACACTTAGCAATCCGTGCCTTCAACATGTGAACAGCAGGTTTCCCCTCGTTCTCATGTATCCACACACACAGAGCATGCTCTAGCTGCTCTCTGGCAGCATAGCCTTTTACTGACATCAACTGCTCAATATGTAACTTGAGCTTATCATACCAGTACGTATTAGTGCCTTGTGTATCCCACATATGCCCAATCACTCGGGCATACTGTAAGACAGGATCATCTATATTAGTAACTGTATTGAACAATTTGAAAACAGAATCTTTCATCACCTTATAGGCGACGACAGTGGTTTTACCATTCGGTTTCTTCCACTTGATAAAATACCTCTTTAATATACGTGGTCCAACAGTAGAAAGACCACCTTGCCTGTCAGGAACAGACAAGAACTTATCATGTGAGGCAGTGTCACTTCTTTTCAAAGTGATATCATAGAAACTTTTCGCAAAATTGTTAAAAGAAAGAATTCTACCTACGCCATCCACTATGTCATCAAACAATGACATATATTTTTCCAAGCTAGCATGGAATGACATAAGACCATCATCCCCGTATATTTTAACAGCAACATCCTCCATTACACTATCTACCTCTTCCTTAGCCACTCCCCTCTTGATCATCTCAAGAGCTATGTACCTCAAAAAAGATAGAACAACTATACACCCTACCAGCGTATCAATCATGCTGGTACCATACTCACCACTAAACAATACACCTATTATTATACGCCAATCGCACTCACCTAACCACTTAACAAACTTAGATCCATAAGAGTCTGCTGACCATGCAAATAATGCCTTTAATACTTCATATAAATAATTCTTCTTCTTATAGAACATCATAGGAAACATAGCCAACAGGATGAGTAACGACGCTTTTTGAGAAGTATCAAACTTCTCAAAATCCCACTCCCAAAAAATTCTATGTGCGCGTCTATCAACCACAAAGAACTTATACAAACGCTGGGCGCCATTATAATTCCATTTAAATCCAACCATGACAGGACCACGGTTGTACAAATGATAATAAATTGGAAAAAATGCCACCTTATCAAACAGAAACTTCACGAAAGAGGGGACGAAAAAAATACGTAACTTGTCAGGATTTTCAAGTACTTCACACTTTGCGGACAGTGATGATGTTATAGGTATAGCGTCTTTATAGGAATAATTCTTACCTACAGAGACTTCGGTCTTAATACCATGCACCATATCACACAAATGAGCCACCGCCGCATGAAAACACTGGCTTTTTGTAGGGTTCTGAACAGTATAAAAATTTTCACAAACTTCTTCTTTAATACCAAACCAAATACCGGCTTTGGAATGTCTTGGAAATGTCATATCATATGTTCTTGGGTCAGCAAAGTCTGGTACATCGAGCTTTGCGGAGCTACTAACTCCGCACCTCTTAAGCAGCAGACGAATAGTTGACATCAACTCAACACTGGATATTTTTACCTTAACTTCTTGTCTGCTTAGCTTTCCAAGAGAAGCGAGAAAAGCGGTAGGGTTGTTACCAACAACTACCGCTTTCTTCACTTTCTCAAACACATCAGAAACCAATGCGTCATCAAGTGCTACGGGAGACGCGCAGCACCCATGAGAAAACGAAGCAGATCTAACTGAACATTCTATGTGTAGTAACTTGCCACAGCAAGTAGTGGTAAATCCATTGAGGACAAGCATTCTACAATACTCGCACTCCCCTCTAATACCACTACTCACTGGAAACAAATCACGGCACATACGATGTAAATAAGAAGGAATGACAGGCAACCGCGGAAACACGAACGGACGCTTCAAGCCAGAACTACATTTTACCTCAAAAATATTTGTATTATTATAGATGCGTGAGGCAACGTGTTTGACTAATTCCTCTGGTGCATAAGCTCCAGAGGTATTGATAACGACTCTTAACGATTCCTTATCTAAAGAAGCGTGTTTTCTCGCGAACGCGAATGCGTGCATTTGGCTGATAGGACCATTTCCTTTTATTACAAAGACGGGTTTTTTACTTGCTCCTTCTTGCTTATCCATAACAACGCAGTAATGTTTGTTTTTAAAGACCTTTATTGTGAAACTAAACAAATTACAAAGTTGTTTTCTAGTTATAAAACTAGGATATTCTGAACAATGCCTTCTTGCAAATTTTCTAAACTCCGTTCTACG